TTCTGTTAGATAGTTTACCAATCCATCAGGATCTATATGGTCGCCAACTGGTAGTGATTGTGCTAGTGGCATCAATATTTCTAAGGCTCTCATCACACCATTAACAGAACTTGACTTCTGTGCCCTTGCAAGTGGTGATACATATTCAATATCTATGTCTCTGCCTTGTAGTATTTCTGGTGGTATGGAAAGCATATCAGCACGCAACATCAAGGCAAAAGATCTATCTATCAAAGGTCTTAGCATTTCATTCATCAACCTACCAAGAACAGGACCTATGACTCTCATTCTTTCTTCTTGTCTTTGGATAACTTCTGTAGCTGTCATGTTTGGCGTACTGCCACTTAGTAACTGGTCAACGAAGAAAGCAGAACGTATAGCTGTTCTTCGCTGTTCTTCCATATTCAATCCAATAGGTATGTTAGCACCTGTTTGTAATGGTGTAATTGTATCCCTTGAACCTGATCTATAAAAGTTGAGACCTCCAGGCTGGGTTCGTATGGGGAGCAAGAACCCATCATCAGGCACTAAGAGTGGAGGATCTATCATCTTCTGTGCTGCTTGTATGATTGTCTTTGACATTAGATTTATCATCTTGACATCTGGCAACGCAACCATAGCTGGAGATCTCCCCATCACTTCCCCTGTTGCCTTGAGAAAGCGTGGAACAACGTAAGGTAGTTCTTGGAAACCACTCTCTGCCAATATCATCTTTGTCTCTAAGCATATATACATAGATGCAAATGGCATATTCTTATTGTCTTGTTTTGTTGGATCTCTATCTACTCTTGGCATAACCACATGAAGTATCTCTACATTTTCATCTGGCTTCTTTTCAAATGTTCTTGCAATAAAATTACCTACGTTATCTATCCCAAATCTTTGCACAGCTTGCCTTGCAGGTAACTCATACTTTCTAAATACAGTATCAACAATACCATATTGATTTTCTGTCACATAAAACTCTGATATATGTCTTGTACTAAAACGTAATGTCTTGTCATCCATCTCCACAAACATACAGCCAGTACCAAACACAACTAGGTCAACATACATCTCATGAACTTCTGTTTCAAAGTTTGACATGGTAAAAGCACGCATCATTCTCTGCGAACTATCTTCTAGCCATCTCTGTACTTCTTCGTCTCTGCCTAGCTCTTCATCTTTCATTGTTAAATGAAACCAAGGCGTAGCACCTGATGTAAGCATACCATGCAGGCTAGATGATAATAAATCTACTGCCTGTAAAGCTGTACCATCAAAGATAAGTTCCATTCGCTTTTCACCACGACTTCTTTTCTTGACTACATCTGCTTTTCTTGGAAGCATATAATCAGCTAACTCCTGGTAATGGTTGTTCCAGTTATCTCGCTGTCCTTCTATGTATTCAAACCTAGAAACTATATCTTTGACATTCATCATAGCTTTATCCTAACAAAGTTGGTGTGCCACCTGTGCCACTCATGCTTGTAGATGTTTCGCCTAGCTGACCAGCAACAATCGTACTGCCACGCCCTCTACGCTTTCTTCTCTCTTGTGCTTCAGCTTCTCCAGCTAATGCTGCAGCCTTTTCAAAATCAGCCTTTGCAGGTTCTTCTGGAACTGGTGGTGGTGGTGGAACATAAACCTTTGGTCTTAAAAATGACATAACAATCTCCTATGTTACTGCTCTTCCTGATTTCTTTCTTTGTATTACGCCATAGCCTTCCATAATTGTACCAGCTTGTCCTGATCTCTTTCTTCTTGTTGCATATCTAGTTGTTATTGTTGGCTTCTCGTCTTCAACAACTTCAGGCGTTACTTCTGGTGTTACTTCTGGTTGCTCTGGTACCCTATAATCCATTTTATCTGTACCTGTAACAGTTTCTTTTGCCTCTCTTACAAGTTTCTTTACAGGTCTTTCCAATGGCTCAACAACAGCTTTTTCTAATTTTTGCAAAGTTTTTTTTGTTGCCCTTGCTATTTTTCTTGGTGCTCCACCCATGTTACTTTCCTTTCAAAATATGCCACCCTAACTTTTCAGTTTCAGGTCTAAACCAAAAGGCTTTCTTAAAGCCACTACGCATGAACATCCTTTTTAATTCAAGGAATCCTTTTCTTGTATAACCTTTTTTTGCAATAAAGTCTACCAACCAAACATCTTTGCCACCACCCTTGTATCCATCAACAGGAAAATGTAGTGTGTTTTTATACTTATCAACCTGTTCATCATTAGGAAAACCCCAGGTTGCAAACATCAATGGCTCATGTAAATCGTTCTTCATAATCTTATACTGTCTAATAGATAAGGGTTTTTCAATATATTTCTGTATCATCTCATCATCCCAGTCTCTATGATGCTCACTTTGTTGCACCATCTCTAGTGCGTCTTCATAATCTTGACCATACATCATAGCGTAAACGGATTATACTCATTAACAGCCACCGATTGTGGTGGTCTTGACATCTTAGTACGATTCTCCAAACCTACAGCTAAATATCTAAAAGCATCAGCAGCGTGACTTGTAAAGTCATGTCTTGGCTGATCTCGGAATATCTTTTTCTTTTCATCCCATTCCTGCCTATACTGTCGCAACATTTCCAATCCCTCTGCACATTTGTCTCTATCAAAGTAACATTTAGGTATTATCATCCTAGCAGCATTGATCCCATCTGCAATTTTCATTCTAGGTATTACCTTAAAACGTATCCCCAAACTAAAAGCAGTCTCTAATCTCGATTTCCCACTACCCAGTTCTCGAACTTCAATATCATGTGGAGCAAGATGATCTCCCCAGTGATAATCTTTCTTTCGCAATACTTCAGCGTAATGGTCCAAACCAACGCCACTATTCTCATAATAGTCAATAACATTAACAGCACCCCCTCTATAGACCTGTGCAAACCAAATAGCTGTACTATCATTGATTCCTAAATCCCATGCAGTGTGAACCGGCAACGCAGGATCGTATGGAACCCTGGTAATCTTGCCATTGTCATCAGCCTCAGCCAATAACTTGCCATAGTACGCACCAATAATAGCAGCAGTAAACGAACACTCATACTCTTGTTCATACTGCTCAGGTGTCATTTGCAACTTAGCAGCTTCTAGTTCCTCATCTTTTACAAGATTAGTCTCACTAGCCTTGGCAATCTTCCAATACCACTGATCGGACCCTTCTTCACCTTGCTCTTTTGCCTGCTGCAGTATATCAAAAAAATGATTATGACCTGCTGGTGTACCTAAAAATATGGCTGCACCCTCTCTGTCGGATAGTGCTGGTCTTACAACCTCCCCCCATACCCTAGGATTCTGCATCCCATACTCATCAAACACACACAAGTCCAAGTATATACCTCTCAAAGCATCAGGGTTTTCACCTGATAACAACATAATCCTGCCATTGTTAGGAAAGTCTGCCCTAAGCTCAGTCTCATTAAACGTAACGCCTGGTATCACACCAGCATAATACTTCACATAATCCCAGCTAATCCTCTTAGCTTGTGTAAACGTAGGAGCAACTAACGCAACTCTTGGTCTTGGCAATGGACAAGTAAGAACATGCTTAATCATATGATTGACAGCAAATACAGTTTTACCAAATCGTCTGTGCATCACAAGCACATTCCACCTCTTCAGGTCTTTGTGCATCTCAGCCTGTAAGTCTCTAGGCTTGTATGGTATCTTAACCTGCATCCTCTGATCCAGTCTCCCAAACTATCTTCAATGAACCATCACTGATCTCAACGCCAGTTCTGTTCTTAGCTTCTCCGAATCTCTCTGGTAATATCTTCTGCACCTTCCATCTTACATGATGCCCATAGTCTCTTAATAAATTAGGGTCATAGCTCTTACGCCCATGCAACGCATCTCCGTACATATCCTCTAACTCTTCCAGTGCTTTCTCAGCAGCCTGTCTCTGTGCAGTCTTAACATTAGCATCTAGATCAGCATCTTTGCTCATATGGCGATATAACGTAGCACGACTAACCTTTGCATCTTGACAAGCCTTTACTAGGCTGTGTCCGTCTGTAATGGATGCTATGATGTGCTCTTGTTTTGCTTTGCTTATCATGTGTGTGTGGAACTACCTATTAATTGATATATAATGTGGCACGCCTGACTGGGCATGATGCCTTAATTATTATCCCCCCTATGCCTTGCCAAACTGCATACTTTTTTATTATTGCTTTTTTTGTTTTGATTTTCATGTTTTATTATTTGCCGTGCAAGATTGTCTCAACTCAGCGTTTATTGTTTG